AGGGAATTCGATGCAGTTCCAGAGACATTCACACCCGTCGCCGATACGATAGCTGATGCCGAAAGGTTGCCGGCCTGGTCGATCGAAACGGTGGAACCGAAGGTCACAAGGCCCGCGCTGTTCATCGTGATGCGGGTGGCTGCGGCAGTTTCATCAGAGATGAAGAACTGACCCGAAGCGTTCACGCCCAATCCGAAGGATCGCTGGTTAGCCCCAGCGTTCCGAATCACGTTCAATCCTGCGGAACCATCGTTGCGAATCGAGATCAACGAAAGCGCGGATACTCCGCCGCTCAGCACATTGATGGCGGTCGATGACGCGGAGGTGGTGAGGAACCCCTCCTGGGACTGAATGAAGCTGGAAGCTGCAACAATCGATGCCGTGCCCGTGGCGCCGGTGACCGTCAGCACGCGGCCGGTGTTGTTCCAGGTCAGGTTGGCGGTATCGGCGACAGAGGAAGCTCCCGTCGTGTAGGGAACGCGGCCCGCCGTCAGCCCGCTGAGAGCCTGCGGAGAAAGCGGGGTCCATACACGGGCGCCAGTCGCTACGGACGTGCTTTGCTCGAAGAGCTTCGATGTGGCGTTGTAGCGAATCAGCCCGACGGTGTCGGCAAGAAGGTTTGCTTCGGTGCCTGAGAACGTGGTGGCTGCGATCGCCAGAAACCCGTCGGCATATACCTTTGAGGAGAGCACGGCGTCATCAAAGGCTGAGGAAGTGCGCGCACCTGTGGCGAGGACCCCGCCTACCGCATCCAGGCTTACGTTGAGAAGCGGCCCACCGGTTCCGCCGCCCGACAGCGCCGCCTGGTCAAGCAAAGACAGGACGGACTTGGTGAGTGCGCCGTTCGTCCAGTACGCACGGAGATAGCCGTCTTCGCGCTGGACCGTGGTTTTACTCTCGGTGGCCAGGCCGGCCTTGTTGGAGGCAAACTCCTGTGCGGTGCGGGAGCCGCTGGACGCCGCACGTAGGAACTCGAAGCTGTTCGTGCCGTGGAGACGGTTTCCGTACACCCGGTTGCTGTCGGAAGCGGAGAACGCGAATCCGTTCGCGTCCTCCTGCACAGAGGCCGTGATGGTCGCCGGGCTGTAGTGAATGTCGTTGTCGGTGACCGTGTTGGCGTAGGCGCGCTGGTTGGCGCCGCTACCGATGTTGCCAAGGATGATCGGGGCTACCGACGCCGTGGCCGGGTGCTCGATCGTGTTGCCGGAGACCGTCCCCCGGCGCGAGGCGTACATCCGGACCGCACCCAGGCCACAGTTGCGGAAGCGGTTTCCAGTCACCCGAACGCCAATGGCGGCCTCGGTAAGGTTGTTCGTATTCGAGGTCTGGACCCCGTAGCAGTAGTTTCCGGCCCAGGACACGATCGCGTCTTCGGTGTACTCCGGCTCGCCGGCGGACGGGACGATCACCGTATTGTCGCTGACCACGCCCTCGGCAAACCCGTCGAGATCCATAGCGGCGCCGTAGCAGGAGACGAACGAATTACCGCGATAGTTCACGCCCCGCGTGAGCCCTGCCGTATCCAGGCCCACCGCCCACTGGCCGTTGATCCACCTGGGGACCCCAGCGCTGGTATCGTCCGTGCAGATGTAGCCGATCCGGCGGAAGAAATTCCCCGTGACGTCACCACCCACAACACCGCCCAGCATGATCCCGTCGCGGCCGATATCTTCGAACGTACAGCCCTGGATCTTGAAGTCCGTGTGCAGCGTGCCGAAGCCGTAGAGATGGCTCCAGACCTGGTTTCCGGTACTGCGGCGGAAACGCCCGTCGCGCACCGTGACTCCACGGACGCCGTAACTGTTTGTCAGCCCGTCACCCTGGGCGAGGATTCCGCCGGTCCAGCTTCCGTAAATCTCGCTGCCGGCCGTCGCCCCAAACAGGAAGGAGCGGTTGTCGTGCAGGTGCGGCTCGATGATCTCGACGCGGTAGACATTCCCCGTGCGGGCATTGATGTGCACAGCGTAGCCGCCGGTATGGAAGATCCGGCAGCGGAAGAGGGTGATGTCGGCGGCGCCTGGATGAATGCGGATCGACGAGTTCGCCGCCAGTGCACTCGAGGATGGATCGCTGAGGCTGCTGTAGAGCGCCGTCGCGGGTGTCGTGACCTGGCCATCAATCGCCAGTTCACCGCAGCCGGATTTGGCACCCGCAAAGTTAAGGACACCGCGTCCGTCCGGAAGGTTCCCGGTTCTCTTGAGAATCGTGCGCGCCGCTCCGTCGCCCTGGAGGTGTACGCCCGTGGGAATGGTCAGGTCGTGAACCGGATAAACACCCCACGGCAAATACAACACTCCCCCACCGGCGTTTGCCAGTGCATTCAGGCCATCCTGGATCCAGCCGGTCAGATTCGTTGTCGCCGTCCCAGCGCGCACCGCGGCGTGCTGCGCCTCGGGGATGAAGTCCAGAGCCGAGGGCCGTTCACCCAGTTTGTCGCTCAGGCTCCGTGCGATTCGATTGGCAAACTCAGGCATAGGAGATTCCCACCTCGGCGGCCGCTACGGTGCCCGGATCCCCGGGCAGGTAGATTTCACGCCACTGATTGTTTTCGCTTGCCGAGGCCACGCCGAACTTGTCGAGGGTCTGCACTTCGACGAGCAGTGTCTGGCCGAGCAGGTTGTCGACAGGTAGCGTCAGCGTCATGGCATTGTCGGGCGCGTCGTTGTCTATGGCCGAGGACTCGGCGGCGTAGGAGTAGCCGGGCTCCTGGACGATATAGACGCTGGTCGCATCCGGCGTTACGTCCCAGGGTTGATCGACGGTGTGGATAGTTGCGGTGTTGGAGACGATTCGGCGCACCTGACCCTTCCCGGTTCCGCCAATGATCCGCACGAGCAAGCCGCGCTCCTCGTTCGGCGTCATTCCGGCCGGATAGCTCGCGTTCTGCCACTTCGCATCGCCGATCGTGGTGGTGGAGAAGGTGGTCGCCTTCGTGCGCAGAATCAGCACGTCGCCGGGCTCGACGCCGTCCGCCTGGGGCGTGCCCGCGACCGTGAAGGTGTCCGCCGTGTTCGAGGAAATGGTGTAATCGCGGATCTGCGCGGAACCATCGCTGGCGTCGCTGATGATGGAGACAATGCGGCCTGCCCACTCGTTGGCCGTCCAGCCGGCAGCGGTAATCGTGATCGACGCTGTCCCGACCGATCCGATCTGCAGACCGGCCACGCCGGAGTGCTTCAGCCGGTAAACCAGCATCCGCACCCGGCTGATGGCGCTCGACGGGAGGGTGTAATTCCGCACCGCGGCGAGGTTCGTCAGGGTGAACGAAGCCGGTGCGCCGGAGGCGGCGATCTGGCGGCACAGTGCGCCGTAGTTGGTCGAAGCGAAGACCCAGTAGCCGGTCACGCCCGCCGGCCAGGTGATCCCGCCGACGGTGATCTGGTTCGTGTTCCCTGGGCCCACGCGGACCGTTACCGGGGAGGAGGGCGAGGTCATCTTGCCCGACGCGTCGATTCCATAGAAGACGATGGTCACGTAGCTGTTGGCGGGGATCGTTCCGCCCACGGTGCCCGTCGAGTAGGACGTGGCAACCGGCGAGGCGTCGGTGTAGAAGCTCGTCACCGGGGCCGCGCCGCTGACCTCAAGCTTCGCCAGCGTCCCGACATCGGCCAGATCCTCGTACACCAGGCGCAGGCCGAAGAACTTCTCGCCCACGCTGTACAGCGGGTTGCCGGCGAGCGGTGTTTCGACGTTGCCGCCCCAGGGTGGAACCGGGAGCTTCGAGAAGCCGATCTCTGCCGGCACGGGCGCCGCGGCAACATCCGCAGGTTTCGGGCCCACCGCCAGGTCGTACATCTCGTCGGTGGTGGTCCGTCCGGAGACATCAATCGAGTAATCTCCGTTCAGCCGCCAGCCCGAGACGCGGAACTCCCCCACACCATCCGGCATGTCGGGATGGGTCATCGAGCAGACCATGCCGGGTTCGACATTCAAAGCCAGCACCGTCGTGCGGAACGAGAGCCACCGGGCCTTGCGCTGCTGGGTCAGGTTGTAGCCGCCCAACTCCTCGCGCAGCCGGGTTGTGATAACTCGCGCCGCCTGCGACTTCGAGGGGCAGCCGACCAGATTCATCTCGCTTTTGAGAAACACCGGAGCCGTGGCCCCGCCGATCAACTGCGCCTGGTCGATGTCATAGAGCGTGACCGTATTCCGGATGAACTCGAACTCCTCATCCGCGAAGTTAGCGGTCAGGTGATTAAACGTAGGGCGAATCGGCTTGAGCTTCAGGCTGGCGAAAAGAATATTTCCCACACTGAAGGCCTCAGTGACGCTCGAGTTGCTGCGGATTCCCACCTTTAGCCGACCGAAGGCGAAGGTATAGTAGCCGAGCGCGGTCATGAGGATCTCCTGGATCCAGTCGCGGAGCGGCTTCTCTTCCTGGAGAATCCCATTGAACCGGAACTGCGTCTCGGTTCCCGCGCCGATGACCTTCGTAACACTGGCATCGCAGATCGCGGCCGCCGCGATCGCCGCTGAAACGTCGAAGTACTGCTCGCACTCGGCCACCGTCGAGAACCGCAAGCCACGCGCGCGGACCAGACAGTTGATGGCAATCCAGACCGGATTGGTAAGTAACTGCTGGGCGCGGATTCCGGGGGCACTCCAGACCCAACCGGACAGCCCCTGCGACACCGACACCTGCATCTGGTGCTGCGTGAGGGCTGTTGGCTGGATCCCTTTCTGGTCTGTCCGGCGGATTTCCGCAAACGCCGTCCCGGCAGCAAAGATCGATGGTGGTGCCGCGCCCGTTTCGGTCAGTACGAACTGGTCACTGCTGCCGGCCGGGTCCGTGCCAAGACCAGTGCGCAGCCCCAGTGGCGCGGGTCCATGAGGGGGCTGGTTATCGAGCAACTGCTTCAGCGGGTCGGGATCAAAAGCCCCCAGCGGTCCCTCGCCGACGACTCCCAGCGCGTCGTAGAACTCCCCTTCATCACGCCCGGCGATGATCTTGGCGGCCACGGGAATGGAAACGTTCGTGTAGATCTCGGGCACGGTCTGGCTGTAGGCCGAGTCGCCGATGATACTCGTCGCCGTGATCGCGCGGCGGCCGTTGGCGTTGTCCCGGATGCGGACGCCCTGGGGCGAAGCGACGATGCCCCCGAAGTACCGCTGCATGCCGTGGGAGGCGCAGCCGTTGGCGGTATCGAGACCCTTGTCGCAGGATGCCGGGTTGCCGCCGGCACCGGCTGTCGCATAAGGACAGGCCGGGCCGTTGAACACTTTCCAGCAGCCGCGATCCACCCGGCGCGTCGGATACGGCAGCGTCAGTTCGTAGATCCCGTCGGTCGCGCGCACCGGAAACTCGGGACCGGCGTCGAGGTCCCAGTCGACGATTTCGCCGCGCCAGAGGTCCAGCTTGATGCCCTGGCCCACGTGGAAGAGGGCGAACTCGATGGTGGCTCGCCAAAGATCGACGGCGTTCGCAAGATCTCGCATCACCCGGTCAGCGTTTCCGAAGACGAAGCTTGCGTCATCAGCGTCGTTGCCGAGCGATTGCGAAATGCTCGACCAGATGAGAAGGCGAGCCTGATAAAGCTGTCCACCCACGGTGCATCGCCGGTCGGAGACGTAGATCGCTGGATACCCGGTCGCTCGGGCCTGAATCTTGACCAGCGGAATGAGTTCCTGAACCTGGGATAGCAGTGCCGCAGGAAGTCCCGCTGCAGGAAAACGCGTTTGCGTTGAGTTCAGTGTGTAGGTCGGCGTGGTCGATGGAATCTCGACGAGGACGACGCCGACGGAGGTCACAGCGTTCGACAGATGGTCAAACGTCAGCGGCGCGTTCTCAAACCGGCAGGTGGTGGCGGTGGTAGTGCCGTCCGGATTCGGCACCTGAAACGTGAAGGCACCGTACGGCCCACTCATCGCCTCCCAGAAGTCACGCAGCGCCTCGCGCTCGATCCGGCTCATGGTGCGCCGGACCACGAAACGCCGTGCGCCGGTGCCCAGATAGAAACGCTGCTCGATCTTCGCGTTCGCAGATCCGAACTGGTGCGTGACCACCGCCGGGCTCACAGTCTGAACGAATGGGTATTCAGCGAGGATCGGGAACGTACCCGATGGCGTAATCTCGGGAACGGTGGTGGTGCCAAGAATGTCGGGCATTAGTTCACCTCCACGAGCTGGATCTGGATGTCGGTTCGCGCCATTCCCATTGACTGCTGCCACTCCCCGTCAAAACGAACGGTGACTCTTCCCGCCGTGCTGGCCCCGGTGGGATCGTAGTTTGAGCCGATGGGCACAACCGCGAACGGATCGTAGTAATAGAAGGGCTCGGTCCCGCCGCGCCGGGCCAGGTAGAAGGACCGCAGGGCCGCGAGTGCGGAGGCGGACAACCGGGCAGCGAGGACCCACTTCCGGCGACTGCTCGACACCTGAAGCGCCCGTTGGGACTCGCCGTTCCGATACTCGTTGCCCTGCACCGCGATCTCGCGGGTCTGCTGAAAAGCCGTGCAGAGCATCTGCGGAAGCACGGTCAGGGGGACGGCATTCGCGATATTTCCTGGCATGGGCTTATGAACTGGTCGAGAAGCGTGTATATACAGTGCGGGTATATACTGAAGGCGTGGATGGTCACTTGTCCGGGTTCGATTGGGATGAACATAACGTCGCCCACATCGCAGAGCACGATGTCAGCCCGGAAGAGGTCGAGTACGTTGCAACACATCAACATTTGCGGTTTCCCGCTTCAACCAAGGGCGAAGAACTTCGATGGAAACTTTTTGGAATAACTCCCCATGGGAGATACCTAGTGGTGATTTTTACCATCCGTGATGGCCGTTTTCGAACTGTGACTGCTTACACCATGAATCAATCTGAAAGGAGAAAATATGGCCCGGAACTTGAAAGTTGAAGCTCCTGCAAAGACGGCAGTGGATGTTTCCTGGTACGCCTCCGAGGAAGGACGTCGGCAAACGGAACGAGAGTTTGCGAAAGCACTCCGCAAAGGTAGCGTTGTCCGATCTGCTGGGATGAATGTTCCGTTGACCGACGCCGCTGTTCTCGCTGAGTTGGTGGCAAAGGCAAAAGCAAGAGCGACGAAAGCAATTTCGATCCGTGTTTCTGTTGCAGATATCGAACGAGCACGAGAGCTGGCCGACCAGGAGGGAGTTGGCTATCAGACGATTTTGAAGCGGGCCATTCAGGAAGGTTTGAAAAAAGTATCCTAAGACGTCACGGTGCCAGGCGCAAGTTGCAGGCTGAGAAACTCACGGCGGCCGGCGCTGGATCGAGTTGCGCTCAGCACGGCAGACTGGGCCGCACGAGGGTTCTCCGCGATCGCCTGGACCGCCTCGCCGCGGAGCAGGTCTGTTGTGGCCGCGCCATCCAACCGAATCACGACCGAAAGCGGTGCGTTCTGCGCCGTTCCTGCCGCAATCACCCCACCGCCAATCAGCGGCATCGGTATGCCATTCGAAAAACCCGGTTGCTGGTAAAGTGAGCCGCCCGACTGGGTGAGGGTGAGCGACTGAGGCTGCGGCGGCATTCCGCCGACCTTTTGTCCGGTCATCTGCCCCCACAGTTGGATCAGTTCGCGAATCTGTGGGCTCTGGGCGGCGAGCATATAGTTGCCGCCGAAGGCCGACTGCGCGGTCTGCGCGACCTGCGCCAATACGCCCTTGTCCCAAACATCGACTCCGTAGGTGGAACGGATGGCTTCCCGGGCTTTCTGCTCCGGTGTCTTCCGCAGCATACTGATCAGGCCGATGCCGGCTCCAATGGCTGCCCCAATCGCAGCACCCATCGGGCCACCGATCGCGCCGATCTTGGCGCCCAGTGCTAGGCCCATGAGTAACCCACCGCCTGTCGTGAGGCCAAATTTCAAGGCTTTGTTCTCCGATTTGTAGCCGGCCATCATGAGCAACGGTCCAGCCAGCAACGCGGCCGTGGACGTACCGACACCCGCAAGAGCACCCTTGATGCCACCGATCCCGGCGGCCGTCGTGGCGGCACCACCACCCAGCGCGATCGATCCGGAGTTAAAGAACAAACTGCTGAGTGCTGCGAGGCCGCCTGCGGTCGACATCAGGCCCCCAGTGGCTCCCGTGGTGGCGGCGGGCGCGGCATTTCCAGCCACGGAGCCAACCGGGCCCGCGAAGCCGCCTGTGGCACCGGGGGCCCCAGGAAGCATCACGCCAGGCATCCCACCGGCCAGCGATCCGATGCCGCCGAAGCCCAGCATGCCCGCCAGGCCCGCCAAGCCACCACCCGTGCGCGCGCCGCCGAAGACCGGACTGCCTCCCAGTTGGCCACCACCACGCACAAACGTGACCTGCCCTAATCCAAACAACTGCATTAGTGACGCCGCCACACGGCTGGTGACAACCTCGCGAATGGCGGTGAGAACTGCCACCTTGAGCGCATTCCCGATAGCGGTAAAAACGTTCTGGCTCCGATTCAGAAGTGTGTCGAAGACTTTTTCCGCGCCACTCTTCAGCGACTCATACGCCCGCCGCTGCTGGTCGACGATCAGCTGCGCTGACGTGATGCTCAAGTCCTGGGCCCGCTTCTCCTGGGTCCGCTTGAACTCGTCATCCAGCCCATCGACGGTTGCGTAATACCGTTTCCAACTCGCCGTGCGAATGGCCGAGATCTGTTCGTCCGTGGCTCCATTGACCCGAAGACGTGCCTCAAGCATCAGCAACTCGCCATTGAACTCGAGTTCCAACATGCGCTTCTTGTGCTCCAGCAGTTTCTGATCTGCGGCCACTTCGATCGCAAACTTCTGCTGCTCCACGGCAATCTTCTGAGCGACAGTGACCGCCTGGATCCGTTCCAGGCTCTGTAACTGCATGTCCCGCGCATGGGTGATCGCGTCCTCGCTGCGGCGAAGCCGGTCCATGTCGGTGGACTGCGCAATCTGCAGCGCCTCACCGGAGAAGCCGAGACGAGTTGAAAACTGTTCTGCTCTGGGAGTCAGTACACGCTGCGCGTAGGCCTCGCGCTGCGCATCCATCTCTTCCGTCAACTGCTTCTGCCAACTGCCGAATACAAAGGGCCCCGGTTTCCCATCCGGCCCGGCGATGCGTCCACCAAAGAGCGCCAGCCTCTCGCGCTCAACTTCGATCGCCACGGATTGTCGGAGCAGCTTGACGGCCTCTCCGGCGCCGGCATCGCGTGCGGCCTTAAACGCCTCCGCGTATTCCGGCTCGATTTTGAAAAGGCCAATGGCGAGTTGCCGGCGGGTCTGTTCGAGCTTGGCCCGCGCACCATCGACAGCAGCTTTGATGGCCACCTCGTTGGCTTTGAGAAGATTCTGCTTGATCTCCTCGTCCTGTTTGGCGCCGGACCGCATCGTCTCACGCAGCAGGTCCGAGTACTCGGTGTCGCCGAGTGATCCGCGCGATGGAAGCTGCATGCCCCGGCGCCGCATGGATTCCTCCATCTTCCCGATCGCGAAGGACAAGTTTCGGTCAGCCTGTTGGCTCTTTGCCGCGTCGCTGTTCGAGGCGAACCCGATCTTGGCCCACACGCTGTCCTGGAGCCAGTTGGAAAAGTCCTTGAGTGGCCCGACGTTCTCCCGCAGCCACTCGCCCATCTTCCAGCCGGCGAAGGCGGCACCGACGACGGCGATAGCTTTGCCGAATTGCAATAAAGTTGCTTCACTCCCGATCAGCGCGCCGCTCATGCCGGTGAGCACGGCGACAACGACGGTCCGCAGGGTGGTGAAGGCTGCCGCCGCCCTGACCAGATTCGCAGGAACGAACGAAAAGACGCTCAGCAAACTGGGCAGTACAGTTAACGCTGCGGTGAGCGCAATGATCGCCGCCGTCGTATTGCGCACCGGTTCGGGCAGTTCGCGGAACGACTTCAGCGCCGGGGCCAAGAAGTCGATCATGCCGCGGAGCCCATCGACCGCCTTTCGCGCCGCAGGCGTGAAGGCTTCTCCCAACTCGACGGCGGCAAACTTCGCGGCATCTGCAAGCTTCGAGAACTGGGAGCCGATCACGTTACTCGTGGTCGAAGCGCCAAGACCGCCGAACTGCTTCTCCATGCCACGCAGAATCACCTGCAGCCCAACATTGGCATCCAGGCGCTGTTGTTCGGCAAGCTTCATGACGTCGCCGGGCGTGACGGGCTTCTTGGTCTGCCGGGATAATTCTTCGGCCAGATAGCGAGACGCTGCGATGCCAGCTTCTCCCAACTGCTTGTTGATCTCCTCTGCGTTGAGGCGCCCTTTCACTTTGATCTGG